TGCAAACGCAAAGTGGTTGCGCTGTTGATTGTGGCAATGTTCACAGTGTCAAAGCTGCTGCTCGCTTCCCAGCGGCTTGTAGTGCTGTTGTAAATCAGCGTATTGCCATTAACAGGGGAGGGGGCGTAGACGTTGTGCAGCTCGTCAATTTCGTAGCCATTATCAACCTTGACGAATATCTCGCCTACACTTGCATGTACACGGACAACAAATCCAACAATAACAAGATGATTTGGTGAAACAGGTTTAACACGGGTATAACCTCCAGACACAGAAGTGGACAAGTAAAGCGTGTCCCCCTGCGTGAGTGCGTTTCCTTCTGAATCGGTGATGGTGTTCAATTTCCGAATCAAGCCGGAATTAAGAACAAAGCCCTCGGCACCCGACGCAATGGATTCATCAACAAATCCGAACGTATGGTTTGACGTAGCCTCTGCATCTGCCCTGGCTCTGTCAATCTTGATGCGATTACCTTGGGCGCCAGTAATTTGCACAACAGTCCCACGAGCCATTGTAGTAGCGGATCCGTTAAAACAAAGTTCAAATTCGCTCTGGCCAATCGGACAGGTAGAGTTGCCACCTTTTAGATTGAGCATCAAAGTACCGTTGCCATCGTCGTAATACAGGCGACGAGCCGCAGGCGCAACAGGCGCAATCTGTGGAAAGTCTATGTAATCAAACTGGCGTGAATTGCCAGATTCAATCTCGGCTTTTGCATCAGTAGAACCTAGCGACAGCGCAAGATCATTGATCGCCTGATTGATTGCAATAACATCAGCGGGCAAAAGATCGTAGACCTCATTCATAATGCGCTCGAAAGCCTTGATCGCCTCATGGTTCGGCAAAAATTCTGCTAACTGATTGCGTGTGAGTGGTCGTTTTCTAGACATTTAGCGGCTCTATGACGGCTTCCAAACGTGCCATTGATATGTGGGCATCACTTGTACCTTTGAAGCGCTGTATGCGCCAATTTCTCATGCTTCCTTGTTGCAGCCAGACAATGCGCTTTGTCGTATTTCCTGACGCGCCTACTTTTGCGAATCTCTCTTGGCTGTATGTTAAACCGTCGATTGAGTATGAAGTGCTTATTTGTGGCTCTGTTCCAACTGCGACACGGCCCGTAAGACTGACCAATTCAAGCGAATGAAGGATTGCTCCTCGGCTTTCGTTGTAAATGATCTGGGTGCCAAACTCCCACGCCACGGCATTTCCGTAATGCGTTGAGATAGTTGAGTCAATGTAGCCGTGGACAGCACTAGTAGGGTCACCAACCAGCCATTTGTTGTAGCACCACACGAAGTTACGTGCTCTATATTGCCCGGTGGATCCGACACCGCTAGTAAGAACAAACCATACCGGTACGCCCAACTCCTTCGATGCGCCACCATCGTAAACAATCGTGCGATTCGGCAAATGGATGTACAGGAAATTATGCGACTTGTACGAAACCGCTTCCATAACTGCCGTGGACAATTGCGCTTCTGTGTACTCTGACAGGATTTCGTCGATTTCACGGCTCGACAATTTCATGCTTTGACCGTTAGCGCCCATCCAGATAGAAACAGATTCATTCCGCCCACTACCCATGAACGCAATCGCATCGAGATACACGCAACAAGTATTTGTGCCAATTGCGCCACGCTGAATTTGCGCTCCATCAATGCGGCTGAATGGAAACAACTCACCGCCAACGTTATCGAACACCTCGATGGTGTGACGGTTCAATGCGTAGACCTCATTGCGCACTTTCAACAATGCCACAACCGGATCTGGGTCGGCTTCGGCGCTTCCGTACTTGAGAGGGTTTACTGCAAGCGGGTTATTCAATTCGGTGACAATCAAGAATTCACCGTCAGTGGTCATGAAGTAACCATCGACCCAAACCAAATCAACCACGGTTCCAATATCTGGGTCTGTCACTTGCGTGAATGTCGTTCCATCGTAGTAATACAGCGCACCACCGGAGGCCACTGCAAGCCTGTCGAATGAGTAATCAAACGTGACTTGTCCTGCCCCGCCAACATCGCCCAGGATAGTCGAAGCACCAAGCGAGTCGATGCTGACCAGCTTTGTGCCCATCACGCGATAGCAAACGCCGTTCCACTCCATGCCACCACGATCAACGCCGACACCAGTACCGAGCTGCACAATGCCATCAGCGGGGCGCAAATAGCCCTCACTGATACCGTTTGACTTTGGGACAGGAACCAGATTGCGCGGATATGAAGTGCGAAAATCAGGTTTGCTGTCAGTGTATATGCCCTGAACTATTGGAATTTGCATAATTTACCACTTGACATTGTTTACCACTTCGAGCGGTTACTCCACCAAGCCGCAGACATTTTGCCCTTGGCGATATTTTTTGCGTGTCTGGCCTTGAATGATTCCCGCCTAGTCTTGTCGGCCTCCGATTCTCCTTCACGCTTTGGAGAACCAGAAACCCCCTGCTGACCGAATCGAATTGTTTTGATTTTGTCGCCCTCTTTGGCAACAACTACATGCGATTTTGTCGGGTGCGATGGTGTGCGCTTGGGCTTGTTAAACCCAGCGACACCGACTTTTTCTAGGCGAGAATCTTTTTTCATTCTGCCTCTGTGACTTTCCATTCGGGCTGTGTGTCGATTGCTCCTTCGACTTCCGCGCCATCGTGAATGATTGCATACCATCCATCTTTGGCTTCACGGACGCAATACCAATACTTCGTCGTCAGCCCGCAGTTGCGAATAACGCATTCATTAGCTGAAAAATCCAGCGCTGCTTTTTCCGTTGCAAATTTCTTGTATTTCATTTTTCACCCTTATTCAACTGTAATTCCGTAATAGGAACCCTGATTTCTTTCCATGGCCTGACGCGAATTGAAATCAATAATTACCGCATGAGTTATAACTTCCGAACTATCGCCAATAAATGTTGCAGCATTGTCCGCCCGCTTCCCAAGCAGCAGTGCTGTTCCTGTATCGCCATAGGCTGTAGTGGTTTGAGCTGTTACACCTTGAATTCCGTTTTCCCACGCATCAACAGATCCTGCAGTAGCCGACGCATTTGCTGTCCAAACTTTATAAATTCCCGGTGAAAATCCATTCGCGCCGCCAGCAAGTGGAAATCCAGACCCTCCAGTCAAACCAGCAGAAACTCTTAATGTAGCCGTTGGAGATCCTGAAAGCGATCTAAAATCAAATGGGGATGGGTTTGAGCCACTACATTTAGTCAAAAAACATCTTGCCGCAGCATTATCAAATGGCCTTGCGACAAAGTTAAAATTAACTGCCGTTGGATAAAGTGATACCGCAGACGTTGACAGAAAATCGTTATTTTTATAACAAATTGCTGCCCTATTATTTACATAATTGACGGAACCATCAAATACTATCTGTGGCTGCAATGATGACGTCGCTTGAGTAGCATGGTTTTCGTATCCACTTTGATCGTACATGGTTGCGACAAAAGCAGAATAACCATCAACAAAAGATAGCAGTGATTCTGTATGAAGATCACCAGATTGAGTAAAACCAATATCCTGTTCTGCATTATCACTAGATCGACGGACGCGTATAGCGGGGCCACCATAAAAGCGCCGCAATTTCCTGACCGAAAATGATGCAGCTGATGAATTTCTCACCAAATCAAGCGCAAAGTTTGTAACATCAATTTTGTAATACGCACCTTGGTTCATTTCAAGCATGGAACGATTCAATGGCTCAACAGCGGAATTAACTAGTATCAATTCTGAAATTGAAATTGATGAATAGGCTGGTGAATCAAGAAAAGAACCAACATACAATGGAGAGTTTGTAACGTTAACTACGTTTGTGTTATTAATACTGTATCCGTTATTTCCACCGCTATGAACGGATTCCCATCGCACAGAATCTGACGGCCTACGAACACATGTTCTAGTGTGTAATGTGCTTGGTGTTGGTGGTGTAGTCGTATTTAGTTGTGTACTTAATGTAAAACCCTCCCAGATATCGTTACTTGCGCCTCTTTTCATGTAATGAAAACCTTGGCCGGCTGGACCTGAACCAAAAAAAACAAAAGTAGCAAACGATGCATTGTTTGAAAGGTTATAACTTGCCACCGTGTTTAGCGTGAATTCAACGTCACCAGAAATTCCGGTATTCAACGAGCCTATCAAAGTATCATTAACACCATCGAATACAACAGTCGGACGTTCATTAATTGAATCGATTACACCGGCATTAACAATGCGTGGTTGAGAACCTGCTGTTGCTTGAACAAGGTTTCTGCCATTTCCACTCTGGTCGTACCACGTTGTCACAAAGCACGATGCGCTTCCAGCAAAAATAAGCAATCCAGCAGTGTCGATTCCCGCCATCCCGATAAATTGAATATCAGTTTCTGCATTGTCTGAACTTCTGCGCACACGAATCGCCGCGCCGGGATACGCACCACGCATTTTCCGCAGTGAATAAACGGAATCCCCGGATCCGATTAAATCGACAATGCCGCTCGGCACAGTTGCCGTTGTTGCCGTGGTTGCGCGGACTACCATTACAGGCCCTCGCCAGATGAAATATAAAGCGTATTCCCTGAGGCATTGCTAATTGCAGCGATAACGCTCTGCCCTGGAATAATTGAAAATGATTCCGAAGTGTTGGGCATGATAGGAATTGAGCCCGATACGCCAGAAGTCGGGATTGTCGCAGTGGGCAGTGCAGATGTAGTCCCGAATTCAATCCAAACAGCATTTGTTCCGATATTAACAACTCTGACGCCAGTATTTACTGCCGCATTAGGAATATCGACACGACTAGATGTAGTTCCGACAGCAAGAATTGCTGCATCACCAGTGCCGGTAAACGCACCCGCTGCGATACTGACAGACTTTGCAAAACTTCCGTCTGCCAAGTCACGATAATGGACGACCACATTATTTTCAGATTTTAAAATGTCAGACATTTTTTACTCCTTAACCTACTCGATACCAAATTTTATTCACGTTGTCGAAACGCAGACGGAAAAACCCGTTTGCTGCCAGAGCTGTCGGCGCACCAAGTACGGTTGAGCCATTGCCGTTGATTGTAAGCGTTGTCACGGCTTGAGCGCAGAAAACTAGAATCTCCTGCCGGTCAATGCAATTTGCCTGCACGGGCAAAACAAGCGTACCAGTGGCAAATGCACCGGTTGGCGTGAGAAGCAGGAAAACACTAGACGACGCATTGTTTACTTGAACTGAAAATCCAGTCGCAGACGGAGAAACATACTGCGTGATTTTGTCATCATTTGCCGTGATACCTTCTTGGCAAAATGCCTGCAAAACAGACATAGGAACGCGCCTAGTGTCACCGTTGTTTGTGCTGAATACTGGCACTTGGTCACCGGCAGAAACCGAATCAAGCGCACTTAATTGATTGATAGTTGTCATTGTGACACCTTACATAAAATCGAGGGCTGAGTCATCGCCAACGAGTAATTTATCCACCACCGGAGCAAACGGCTCACCAACGGAATAAGACTTGTACCCTGCGCCAATTGGAAAGCCACCCGGGATTTCCATTTCCGGCGGCACTGCAAATTTGTTCAGCAATGCGTCATAAGCCATTTTCGCATTTGCTTTTGTTTCTGGCGAAACGACTTTGCCGTAGGATGGCGCAATACGGTTTGCAAGGGCAAGAAACAACGCTTCTGCTGCCATGTCCGGGATATTGGTATCGGTGTCAATATCGCTATTCTGCGGGCTTGACGTAAGCGGATAGCCGATTCTAATCCCCTTGCCATTCCAAGTAGCGGCCAGCGAATCCAATCGGCGCAAAGCACTTTCTAGTTGGTCTGCGGTCAGGTCAAAAATGTATGGCGCAAGGCCGATCTCATCGAAAGCCTGCTCTATCAATTGTCGCTTAGTCCAGCCCATGACAATCAACCTTCTGCGCTTGCTTTAGGTGGGCGGCCTCGGCGCTTTGCTTCTGGCTCGTCTGAGGCGATTTCCTCATCTTTAACTGGTTCATCTTTTGATTGTGCTTTTGCAATCAGTTCTTGAAGGCTTACATGCCAACCATCTGCAATTGCCTGCGCCAAACTCGAATCGTCAACAATCAGATAATCAACTTTTGTGCCATCAACATCGAGCATTGACCCGAGTTTATAAAGCATTGTTGTCGGTGCCTGACTCATTTAGACTTGCCTTTCATTTTCTTGCCTGCTTTTTTTGCTGCTTCACGCGCAACATCAAGCGCAATTGCGACAGCCTGCTTTTGCGGCTTTCCTGATTTCATTTCTTTGCTGATATTAGACGAAATGCTTTTCTGTGAATAGCCTTTTTTTAATGGCATTTTCAACTCCAAGTAAAAAAAGAGGGGAACTTAATCCCCTCTCTTTTATTTCACCAATTAAGGCTGACCGAACAGGATAAT